GAAAATGAACTTTCAAAAGATTTTAGATTAATAAGTAAAAAAATTGATTATGGCAATAAAGGAGTTACCCTTTCATTAGGTGTGGCTAAAATTAATATTAAAATATCTGATTATATTTAACGAACCCAACTCTTACTTCTTATAGCACCATCGGTACTAGAAGTAGAAGGAGTCATGTCACCAACGTCTCCTTCACCTGGATTAATAGTTCTCAGAGAAATCTCACCGGAAGCTTTACCAGCAGCCATATTAGCGCTGTCATTT